TAATTACCATGATTTTTTCCCAGTCACGATATATAAAGGTGAAGAAGCAATGTCAGTTACGGAAGATGCCATTATATACCACAATAAGACAATGAAATTTATCACTGAAAACCTTGAGAAATACAAAGACAAGAATGTGATTGTTGCAACACACCATTCACCAACAGGTAAAGGTGTCAACCCAATTCATTCAGGCAACTCTATTGATCATGGTTATTATTCCAATCTTGAGCAGTACATTATTGACCATCCTCAGATCAAGTATTGGGTATTTGGTCATACTCACATTAGAACTGAACTGGAATTTGGTTCTACAAAAGTGGTGAGCAATGCCCGTGGATATGATGGTTATGAGGAATCTGCTAAAGCATTTGGAAAGGATCCAGAAAGGTTTTTTGAAGTATGAAAGACGTAGTTTCAGCACTTTTTGCTTTGGGCATTCTCATATCGGTGTTTATGTTAGGCCTAACAGCAATGTTGGGTACTCATACTCCCATGAAAGTATATGATCAGATCGGTCGTTGTCATTCAATGGGTGGCAGGGATCACGTAACAAAAGCAGATGGTACTTACAATATTGAGTGTTATAGACACACTTTCTTTATGAGAACGCCAAAACTTTTGTTCCAAATTACAGTTGACGGAGATAAAAGTGGTAAATAAATGGGTAATTTCAGATACTCACTTCGGACATTCTAATATCATCAAATTTACTAGTGCCACCGGTAGAGCATTTAGAGGTAGTTTTATTAGAAGAAAAGAAGATGGTGGTTTTGAGGAAGTAAACTTCAGAGACATTAAACACCACGATGAACACATTGTTGAAATGTGGAATTCTGTTATCAAACCAGGAGATAAGGTGTATCATCTTGGTGACTTTGGAGATATTAGTTATGCAAAAAGACTCCATGGAAAAATCAGGTTAATTTTGGGAAACCACGATGACCAAATGGATAAACAAGAAATGGTTGATTCATTTGACAAGATTTTGGTATCAAGAAGGTTTAAGAGTGATTTTGCGGCACCAACAATCTTTTCGCATTTTCCATTGCATCCTGGTAATAATGGTAATGCAGCTAGATTGTTTAATGTCCATGGTCATATACATGAAAAGGAAATTAATGATCCTTGGTATTTAAACGTTTGTGTTGAGAAAACTAACATGCAACCGCTTTCTTGGGAAGAGTTGGCACAATTTATCAAACAAAGAACTAAATAGATGAAATAATAGGCGTTAGCACCAGCTGTGCGGGAGGAACTTATAATCCCTTAGGCGGCAGATTACCGTTCACGGAAGGGGGCAGCACCCTTAACGCCTACCAATTCAAGAAAGTAAAAAATGGGTAAATTAGTCCTGGCATTTTTTACTTTCTTTGCTATCTTAGGAATAATAGATGGTTGTGCCAGGGTTAATAGTACGGAAATATAAGTGAAGGAAATTCACAAATGAGAAAATTTAACTTTGTAGAAATAGAAAAATTCCTTGCAGAAACAAGCGACACAAGTAAGATTTACATTGGTTGCGACTCAACTGCATACAAGAGACATGGCAAGTGGATGGCAGACTTTTATAGTGTGATCGTTGTCCACAAAGATTGCGCTCATGGCTGCAAAATTTTTGGTCAGATCGAAACTGAAGTGGACTTTACTCCAAACAAGAAGAAACCAAACTTACGTTTGATGAATGAAGTTTATAAGGTATCTGAATTGTACCTAACTCTTGCTCAGTTGACAGACAAGGAAATCGAAGTACATCTTGACTTGAATCCAGATAAGAAGCACGCTTCAAACCTGGTTATTGACCAGGCAATTGGTTACATCAAGGGTACTTGCAACGTCGTTCCATTTGTGAAGCCTGAAGCATTTGCAGCATCTTACGCAGCTGACAGGTTGCTAAGAGTAAAGAGCATCTATGCATAGGAGACATAATGGAATTTAAGTTAGAGGTTGAAGTCGATTCAGCAAAGGTGGAAACAATTGTTGTTTCTTACCTGAAGGAACTTCATAAGAGACTCCTTGATGAAGATATTAAATTCAAGAGGAAGAATTTCGGTGGTGACATATCTAAGGATGCTTTATTTTCCTATAAAGTAGGTAATGATCTAATGCAGAGTGTTCAAGATATTCTTGAAGGACTTATGGATCCGGAAGAGTTTAAACAGTTTGTAACAGATGCAATTCAAAAATCCTGGGCATGGGAAATCGAAAGGAACGGAAATGAAAATTGAAAACAAATATTTTGGGACGATCTTTGCAGTTGTTTTAATTGCATTGCTTGCTCTCTTAATTTCAACGATTGCATCCTATGCTCAAGGAATGCATTATCGAGGATGGGATGATCGTTGGGATGATCATGGGGGTTCTAGTGGTTTCTACTGGAACCCTCGAATTTTTGGATACTCAGCACGACCTTGGCAACCAAGAATTTATATTGAACCAAGGTATCATCGTGAGATTCCAGAAGGTCAGTTATACCTATATGCTCCTGGTAGCAGAAACTTCAAGAAGCATTTTGAAAGTTATGAACCTCAAAGAATGGAACCAGAGTTAGTTCCTTTTGAAAACGATGAAACAGAAGGTACTGTTATCATTATGACCAATAGGAAGAAACTCTATTACATTCTAGATCAGGATATGGCATTTGAATATCCTATTGCAGTAGGTAGAGAAGGGTTTGCTTGGCACGGTGAACAACCAATCACAAAGGTTGTTGACTGGCCAACATGGACACCACCAGCAGCAATGAGAGCAAGACAACCAGACCTTCCTGTATCAGTACCTGGTGGGCCCCGCAATCCTCTTGGTGCAGTTGCAATCTATTTGGGAAACACAGAATACCGTATTCACGGAACAAATGATCCCAGAAGTATCGGCAAGGCAGTAAGTTCCGGGTGTATTCGCATGTATAATGAACACGCATTGCATCTTGCATCTATGGTACATATTGGAGCAATCGTAAAGGTGAGATAACTAAATACTTCTATCGTTAAACGAGGAGGTGTTTAGAAATGTCTGACTATGACGAAATCATTGCTCTTAGAGCAGAAATGCAAGACTTGAGGTTTATTGTTGGCGGTGAATCTATCAAACTTGATAAGGACAAGAAACCAACTACTCAAACAAGAGAAGACGTTGCAGAGCTCAAGGGATACAAACAGAAATTTTCTGAGGAACTTGATTCACTCAAACAGCGCATCGAAGAATTAAGTAATGGTCTCTCGGAAGTAAAAGGTCAATTAGCAGCAGGTATTGTATCAAGTGAAACTGACGTGGCAGCAGCTACGGCAGAAGTGGATAATTTGACTTCAAAACTCAAGGAAACTACTGATAACTTGAGTGCAGTAATTGATGAAAAGGGTAAAGGCAAAAATAAATAACGGGGGCCAAAATGGCATCGACTAGTGTAACAGAAACACTCAATAAGTTTTATGGCTTTACGGGTGGTGGCGAAAAACTCATTGTTGATGCAGCAGGTGTACTAGTATTTCCAGAAATCATCAAGGCAGGTCTTTTCGGTTTTGGTGGACAATATGGTGCTGGTGCACTTGTAGTGAATAAGGAGATTGATAGTTATTACGAGTTAATCTCCGCTTCATTTGGTTTTCAATTGGGTATACAATCATATTCAACCATTATTGTATTCCTAACTGAGAATGCTTTGAAAGAGTTTAAATATTCTGAAGGTTGGAAGATAGGAGTTGATGCATCGGTTGCGGTTATCACATTAGGTGCAGGTGCAAAACTAGATACGGAAAACATCAAAGATTCCGTTATTGCATTCGTATTCGATAACAAAGGACTCATGTATTCACTTTCTCTTGAGGGAACAAAAATATCAAGACTTCCCGACCCCAAGAAATAACTAAAAGGGAACTATATGCTAAAGACGGTGGTTAAACTTGTTAGGAATCTACATGATGAAGTACAACAACTTAGAGAGGAAAACCTAACACTAAAACAGAAGTTACAGTATAGGCATACACAGATAAATGACTTGAGATATGCCAAACGTGAACTAGAAAAAAGACTGAAATTTTAGCTAAAAGGTGGAGATTTTCTCCACCTTTTTTTTAGGCCCAATACTCTGGTGTTATAAATACTTTCGCGAGGTTAGTTAACCTCACAGAGGCCGAAATGGACGAAAAGAGAACAAAGCAGGTTGTCACATTTTGGTTATCTTTCTTTGTGTGGCAAAGGAAACTATTCATGCGTTTCTTCACAGATTTATTTTCTATAATCGCAGCATTCTTTTCCAAGGTCGTAAACACCATGAAGAAAACACTTTACATCGTAGCAAAACCTAAGAATAAAAGAAGAGGTCATGGACATGACCAAGTAGCAGATCAGATTCCTTTCAACATAGAAGAACCACCACAACCTGAAACTCCACCTGTAATCATAAATACAAGTGAATTCCATCAGGAAGATGATTTTGAAGATGACTATGAATCTGATGCAGTTATCAGAATGGAAATATCTCATACTCCACCTTCCGGAGATGCTACACTAATGGCAAGTTTGCATGTAGCAACAATGGAAAAGTTAAACACACTAGTAGACCAAATTCAATACTTACAAGAGAGGACAATCGACATGGCACTTAACCTAGAAGCACTAACCGCTGAAGTCAGTCGTGTAAAGACAGTTCACGAATCAGCAGTTGCACTTATTCACAAGGTAACAGCTGAACTTGAATCTATCTCTGCCGAGCTAGCATCAAAAGTTAGCGAGCCACCAATTGATACATCTGCACTAGATGCACTTGTGTCAGACCTTAAGTCGTCAACCGATTCACTTGCAGCAGCAGTAGCCGAAACACCTGATACACACACAGTAGTTCTAAACGCAGATAACCCAACAGTACCAACCGTTGAAGTTACAATGCCAGCAGTTCTACCACCAGTTGTTGAAGCAACAGTTGAACCAAAGGTGGAAACAGTTGACCCAGCATCACCTGAACCACAGCTTTCTGTGACAGTTGAAGAAGCAGCACCAGCAGTTGTTGATGCAGTTGAAGCAACACCAGCAGAAGTTGTAGCAGACCCAGCAGTAAACATTCCTACTTCTGAAGGTGAAGTTGCAACCACAGTAATTCCTACCGATGAAGGTCAGACCGACGTAACAGTTGTGACAGATCCAGTAGCAGCAGAAGCTGCAGGTACAGACGCAGCAACAGTTCTCGACTCAGTTTCATCAGCTTTTGAATCAGCACCAGAAGTAACCGCTGAACCAGAAGCACCAGCAGAAGAAGCAGCACCAGTTGCAGAAACACCACCTTCTGAATAATAAATCAGAAGTTCTTAATACTAATGGGGGAGAAATCCCCCATTTTTTATGACTAGACTACTTAAAGATATAAATATAGATGATCCAATATGGGATCACATTAATAAATTAGGAGTAAAACATATGCTAGTTGGTTGGAGAACATATATCATTTCCTTTATGGTCGCTACATTCGGTATTCTTGAAATGACAGATTGGAATGCATTATTCGATAATCCACAGGCTGGTCTAGTTGCTCTAGGTTCTGCTATTGTTATGGCACTACTACGCACAATCACAACTACACCTCCAGGAACAGCTGGACCAGTTGCTAAGCCAACTGATACAACTACACCAAAGGTTTAATTGAATGTCTTGGTTATCTGTAATACTAGGTCTTCTGAGTGGAGTAGTTCAAGGACTCCTTAAAGTCTTTGATGCTATTAAAACTCAGGAGCTAATTAACCAAGGTAGAACACTTGAGCAAGCAGATCGTGCTAAAGATGAAATAGAAATTAACAGACAACAAACTGAAATTCTAGCACAAAACCAGTCTAAAGAAGAAACAATAAAGAAACTTGAAGACGGAACTTTTTAATGCTATCCTACAAGTCATTCAATAACCTAAGTGAAGCGTGCCAAAAGTCGATTTTGAAGCCAGTGAAGACACCGGAAGAAATTGCTAAAAAGCATGGTGTCTCACTGGAACAAATACACAAACAACTTGAAAAAGGTATCAAGGTTGAGCACGAACACACAACAGATAATGAAACAGCGACACACATTGCACTGCATCATTTGTGGGAGTTACCAGACTATTACACAAGATTGAAGAAAGTGGAAATGAATGAAAGTATCGTATCAAGAGTGAAAACAGTTGGTAGGAATGTCAAAAGAGCAGTAGGACATTCATTACCAAATCCAGTTAGAAGTGCAATGGCAGCAACTGGTGTCACAGGTATGATACATAATACAGATAAGACACCTCAAGAAAAAGAGAACCTACAGAGATTCAGAGGTCAATTGCTCTCAGGTAAACACAAACTACCAAAGTTTCCAACATCATAATAGGGGGATGGAATGTATAGAATTATGACAGTTACACTTGCGGCATTACTACTAGGTGGTTGTGCTACTGCTTCAATCAAACCACCTTCTCAAAAGCAGGTTAATCTAGTTCTTACGAAGTGCCCTGTCCTTCAGAATTACACAAAATCTCAGTTGGAAAGAGCAGCTGCAGAAATCAAAATAATGCCAAGTGATGCCCAGGTAACTGCAATGATTACCGATTACAGCAAGCTGAGACAGGCTTGCAGAGTAATGACCAAGAAACTCAAGGCACAGAATTGAAAATAAAACCTATACTGGAGAACCTATCCAAGAAAAGGTCTAAGGTTTCCGAGAAGCGTCTTAAGATATGCAAGAAATGTGAACACTTTATCCCAAAACGAGCAAAGTGTGAAAGATGCGGTTGCTTCATGGACTATAAGACGTTCTTTCTAGATGCAGAATGTCCAGTAGGTAAGTGGGGAAAGGAAGAATGAATTTGCAATTTGCTATGCAGGTGATGGGAATACATCATAGAGTTACAAAGGATGAATTGAAGTCCATCTATCGAAGAAAAGCAATCGAACTTCACCCCGACACAAACAAAAATCCCAATGCAGCAGAACTATTCAAGAACCTAAATTCAGCATACAAATTTCTAGAAACAAATCTGGAGATAATCAAACCAGCACCCAAGGCGCCACCAACAGGACCATCAATCTTCAGGATGCTGGATTCCAAACAAAAACAGAATATTAACATTCCAGTTGGATCATTGAAAGACAATGACCTATGTGTCTATTTTATGTGGAGAGGAAACGAGTATAGGATAACTCTCAAGAAAGGCACCACTCTTCCGATGGATATCAACATAACCGGAACATTACTAAATATGCACATAGTTGAATTTGACGAGGAATAAAAAGGGGGAATTTCTTCCCCCTTTTCTTTTAGATAAGGTCAATATCAGCAGGTAGATAACTAGTAACTTCCAGACCTACTGAAGTTTCTGTAACCTGTGGTTGTGTCCATGTCTTCATGTTATATTCCTCCATCAGTTTATCTGATACTAAATATATATCATAAACACTAGTAAAATGCAAATAACATAAAAATAACAAATAGGTTACTTGAATGAAACTGCGTAGGAAGGTAATGAAAGTCAAGACTGGATCAGGTGGAGATTCAGCAGGTAAGGCCTTTGAAATTCATGTTGCTAAACACATCGGACACATTCTAAAGGGCGGGCATCCCGAAGATCATTATCCGGAACATTTCTCGGATGAATCGGGAGATAGTCCAAAACATGCAATCAAGAAACTTCATGGTAAATTAGGAAAAGAATTGCATGACCATATCGACCATCATGCAAGACGTATGGCTCACCATATCGTAGGTCACCTAAAGAATTCGGGACACGAACTAGATCATACTGCCAGAGTCCATTGGACCTCTAAACCAAAGGACCTGGAAAGACTGACTGGTAAAGAAGGTATCAAAGGTACCGCAGATATAACAGTTTCCCATAAGGGTAAGCACCACGGGTTCAGTCTCAAATATTCCACATCTGGTTCAAAACCATCACTAAGATCACCTGGAATTAATGACTTGAACAAATCATTGAAAGCTAGTCATGGATTTGTATACCGTTCTATGGGAGAACATAAAGATCACGTTGAGCAACAAGTTGGTCACTTGGTAGGCAATGGATCAGATAAATCCAAACATGCTGCATTTAAAGCATTACCTGAAAAACATAAAGGTAAAATTTCCTCATTGGTAAACTCGAAAGAGTTGCACAGAAAACTCGCGGGACATTATTCCGATTCATTCAACAAACTAAAGCACCACGAAAAAGCGGACTTTATTAGAAAGATGATCGATGCAGAAAAGAGTCCGACTATCAAACCTTATAGAGCATCTTATGATGCACACAGAGGGACTACACACATAACAAATCCTACAAAGGATTTTGATGAACAACATAAGACCGTCAAGAAGTATGAGGCGGAACACGTCGGTTCATCATTTAACGTTTATGCTCACCACCACAATGGAGACAAGAAAAAGATTACGTCAGTAGGAATTAAGAACAAAAGTTCCTCTCCATATGCCGGAATAGGTGGTAGAGTAGGAGATGTTAGTTCCCATAAGCATTAATTCCTGATTGACATTTCAACCAGTTTAATGTATAATACAACACTAGATAAATTATGTGGAAATCATGGAAAACATTCAAAATATCTTCCTTAAAAACAAAGATGCAAAAGGAATTCCTTCCCTAAACCCAAAGCAATGGGAAGAATTGAATTCCGCTTATGATAAGGAAACAATCATAAGTGAATTGATCGCATATATCAAGGAACACAAACCACAAGCACCAACCCTGCATATTACCAAAGAGGAAATGATCACCAATTTCTTCAATCTCAAGCAGGCGCCAATCAGCAAATTTATCCTGACATTTGAGGAAACCAAAGGTAGAGTAATTGAGAAGTATGATGATTATGGTCATACTTACGATGACTGCGGTCTTGGTGTTGTTCAAATGGGTAATGGTTATCTGGATGTGTCAAACTATTTCAATCAGGAACTTAGATTGAACTGTGATACCTACGGATTCAAGAGCGCCCATTATCGATGGAATAATGTAGAAGACCTGAGAACAGTCTTCCTTGCTCTATGGAGACTTGGAAATGACAAACTGGATGAACAATCAATCGTTGGAGCTTTTCGTCTAAGCACATATATTGCTACCCAGTTTAAACCACACGTTGCAAAGTATGTATATAATGCAACCAATTCAAAAGTAATTTTTGATAGTTCATGTGGTTGGGGTGATCGTCTGGCAGGATTCTATTGCTCAAATGCAAAGGAATACTATGGATGTGATCCAAATGATCAGACTTTTGAAATGTATAAACAGCAATGCATAATGTATGAAACCATCCTTGGTGGAACACCTGTTATCAGAGAAAGCAAAGACTTCTTTTCGTGCATTGGAGAAAAGGTTGTATATCTTTTCAGACTTCCAGCGGAGGACTTAAACTATAACTTCATGCCTAAGGTAGATTGTGCTTTTACCTCACCACCATACTTTTCAACAGAACTATACAATTCTGGTGGTGTCCATGAAGATGATCAGTCATGGAAGCGATACAATACCTATGAAAAGTGGAGAGATAACTTCTATCTTCCTGTCAATAGAAAAACTTATGAAATACTTAACGATGGTGGTATCCAGATCGTTAATATACAGGATCCAAAGGTCAAAAACACCCGCTATTATGCTTCGGATGATTTGATAAATGACTTGACAACTAAATATAGTGATTGTAAATTCCTAGGTAATCTTGGAATGAGAATCATGCAGAGACCTAAGAATATCGACAAGAAAAAGTTGTTGGCTCATTTTGATAAGATATACATTGAACCTATGTGGTGCTTCGGTAAGAACCGTAATGAATTGAGCAAGAAAGGTCTTGGATTGTCACAATTCATGTAAGGAGAAAACATGGCCGGTGCAGGTTCTGGAGCAGGAGCAGAAATAACAGCATTAAACGAGAGTCTTCATGCATATGCCTGTGCAGCTAGACAATCACTGGGGTCCAACCTAAGTGATATAAGTCAAGTCAAGCAATCAAACACAACTGCCGCAGACTGCGATAGACCTCTAAACAAAGCAGTCAAGGAGCTTGATGAAGGTTATGCATACAGTGCAATCACCATTGCCAACCAATTGTTTTCTGATTTTCCCATGCTTAGGAAAGGTGGTTATATCTTTGCCAGAGGTGGACCAGACGTAAACAAAATTTATAGTGCATTTAACAAACTGAAGGCTCATACTGATATTGCCAATGCAAACAAATGGAATCCAGCAGATATATGGATTATCAAGAAAGGCCTTCGCATTAATGGTGACTGGGATACTCTAAGTGATCTAAATGAATTCCTGTTTGAACAATTCAATAAAGGAACACTCATAGGTGTATCCCTTAAGAAATTGGAAAAAGGTGGTGCTGCTCATTCTCATGTTTTTAACAACGGTGATCCGGTAAAGGCAAACTTCACTCAATTCAGAATTGGAGATAACATGAGAAACTCCAAGGACGTTTATATTCAATTCCAGAGTGGAAGAAAACCAGGTGAAATTCAGTTAAGAACATTCAGCAGCAGAGCTGAACCAGGAGCATGGCAAGGTGAAATTAAAGGCAAGACTGCCGCAGGAGGAAAGATAGGTGGTGGTGTTCTAATGCGAGCATGTGTGGAATGTGGAATTCCTTCTTCTGCATTGCTATATCCATCGGCATTTAAAACCCACATTGAAAAACCTTCAGATCACAAGTTCAAAGAATTTGCCGCCATGTATAAATCACTTACTGGTTCTCGCGAAACTATTGACAGTTTAACAAAACAGGCAAAACAAGGACAAAAGGAAGACAAGACGTGGTGGTTGACAAAGTTTCTGGGTGTCCATTATTGCTTCACACTACAAAAATATAAGAAGGAAAATAAGGTAACAAATTGGTTATTTGGATATGGTTCATCTGCTACAGACGATAGCAGCATATTCGTAAAGTATAGTTGATGACCAAAAAGACCAAGACTGGAAAGCAAGCAATAAAAGAAATACTGGAATCTGCAAACAAAGCACAATACTGCATGAATTGTCAGTATTCATACATAAATGAGGATAATGGAAACGGTTACTGCAAATTCACAAGAGAAGACGAGAGACGTTTTTATCCCAAGAACATAAAAGAATACGATACATGCGACCATTGGAAGAAAAAGTAATGTTGACATACTCAGAATTTTTACAAGAAGGCAAAAAGGATGCAAATCTCCATCTGACACACCTTGAAGATCAAATTTTCAAGTCTGGTGTTAATGGAATCAGATCATCTATAACCTTCCTTCAGAACCTAAAGAAAATGCTTTCCGGGCATACATCACATTCGATAGTTAATCTGACTGTTAAATGGGATGGTGCACCAAGTATCTTTGCAGGAACAAACCCAGAGAACGGAAGATTTTTCGTTGCAACTAAGAGTTTGTTTAATGCAACACCAAAACTGAATTACACCAGTGCTGATGTTGACAGAAACCATCCAAGTGGTGGTCTGAATGATAAGTTGAAGGTGGCACTTCGCTATCTGCCTGAATTAGGAATTAGAGGAATCGTGCAAGGGGATATTATGTTCACGCACGATGACCTATCCACAGAACAGATTGATGGGGAAGACTGTATTGTTTTCCAACCAAATACAATCGTCTATGCAGTACCAGCAAAATCAAACCTTGCTAATAGTATCCGAAATGCAAAGATTGGTGTTGTCTGGCATACAGAATACTATGGATCAACCATGGATTCTCTAAAGGCAGCTTATAATGTATCTGTGTCTCAATTCAAATCCAGCAGAAACGTATGGTATAGAGACGCAAGTTTCGTGGACGTTAGTGGTACTGCAACACTAACTCTGGAAGAATCAAAGAGACTGGATGCAATACTTTCCGAATTGGGATATATGTTCCGCAGTCTATCACCAAGATTCCTTCAGTTGATTAGTTCCAGCACTACATATAGTTCCTACATTGAAATCTGGAACAATTCCAAAGTCAGAGAAGGTGAGAAGATCACCAATACATCTGAGCACATTGCTGGATTGATCAGAAGTGTGGAACAGAAGATGAATCTTGCTATCAGTACAGCAAAGAGAGACGACACAAAGAAAATCAAGATAGCAGAAAAAACAAAGGTCCTGACATTCTTCCATTCAAATATGGGGCAACTTAAACTCATGTTTGACCTACAGAACAAAATGATTGACGCAAAGAATATGTTAATCAGAAAACTAGAACAGGTCCAGGGAGTAACCAGAACCTTTATCAGAGACGCAGATGGTCTAAAGGTAACACATCCCGAAGGTTTCGTTTGTACCGATCATTTTGGTAATGTAGTGAAGTTAGTGGATCGACTAACTTTTTCCCACAACAATTTCAATGTATCAAAGAACTGGGTGGGAAAATGAAGAATTATAGGAAAATTTATGAAGAACATTATAATGTAAAAATTCCAAAAGGATATCATATACACCATAAAGACTTCAATAGACAAAACAATGATCCTTTAAATTTAGAAATGCTTACACCAGATGAACATGCACAAAAACATGGATACTTAAATAATTGGATAATGGCCCAAGATAAAGCTGCCAAAGTTGCTATACAAAAATTACAAACTCCAGAGATTAGAGATAAGATGAGACAATCTATGAAAAATAGTGAAAAACATAAATTGTCAATAAAGAAACGATCTAATAATAAAGAGTGGTATAAAAACGTGAGTGAAGCTTGCAAACAAACAGCAAAAAATAGAACCAATGAACCATGGAATAAAGGTAAAATTGGTGTTCAAACATGTAGTGATGAACAAAGAAAATTATACTCAGAGCAACGAAAAGGTAGGAAGTGGTACAATGATGGCACTAAATCTTATTTCATCCACCCCCAAAATGCATTAGAACATTATAATGTAGGCAGAAAAATTGGACATGATNNAAGAAAACACTAACAGTTTTTGATATTGACGATACCCTATTCACAACGGAAGCAAAGATAAGAGTAAGAAAAAACGGAGAAGTCCAGAAGATACTTTCCAATACAGAATTCAATCACTACAAATTGGATCACTTGGAAGAATTTGACTTCTCCGAATTTCGGGATGCTAAGATTTTCCGTTATACCGCTAAACCTATTCATCCCATCTTCCAGTTAGCAAAAGATAAGATCAAAAACAATACAGAATGCAGTAAGACCATATTGCTTACTGCTCGACAGGATTTTGATGATCGGGAAGTCTTTCTACAGACATTCTATGATCATAATTTCCCGATCCATATGGCCCATGTGGAACGTGCTGGAAACCTATCAAGCAGATATAGAACAGGTGGAAACATATCAAAACTTGCTATAATCAAGAGGTATGTGGACACTCATAAGTTTGAAAGAGTAGAAGTCTTCGATGATTGCATCAAAAACCTGGTCACAATCTCAAAACTAAGACATTTCTATCCCAAAATCCACATGGATATGTGGTTGGTAAAAGGTGAATCTCTGGTCTCTTGGCAGCTGTAAATTACTAAATATAAAGGTAATATAGCTTGTAGAGAGCAGAGATTTAATGATAACAAGAACAAAAGGCGTAGGTTTCTACGGCAAAGTAAGAATACCAACAATCGGACATGCTGCGGTAGTCAATACTGCAAAGGATATTGCAGCAAAATCAGGTGCTAAATTGCACGTGGCATTATCCGGTGCCGATCATCCTCTCCCCAAAGCACTCAAAAAAGAACACGCTCAGGCGTTATTTGACCATCCTGTGGAAACACACCACAAGAGCGTAGTCCATTTCCTTTCCAACATGAGCAAAAATCATGATGACTTTACCCTAGTGGCAGGTCAGGATCGTGCCGAAGAATATAAGGCAATGCTCAAGAAGTGGAATGGAAAGAAAGATTCCCAGGGCAATGTACCATTCCATTTCAAAAAGTGGAGAGTCCATAGCATCCCAAGACAGGATGCAGTTGCGTCAAATCGTGACCCACAAAGAATGTCACCAAAGGAACTTGTCAGTTCAGTTTCAGCAACCAAAGTTGAAGCATTGGCAAAGTCGGGATCATATGATCGTTTCAAGGCATACTATCCTGGTATACATGAAAGACATGTAAAGAAATTATACAACCAGATCAGAACGTCAAATTCTATCAGGGAGTCTCTGGAAGTACCTGCTATTGGCCAGACCCTATCCAGAAAACTCATGCCACAGTTTCCTAAGAAACACGTCAAGGACTTCCTAAAATACCTGGACAATCAAGGTATTGCTCACAAGCAAAAGAATATTGATACCAGCAAACTCAAGTCAACTCAGTCTGAATTTGATGCTGAGAAGATCAACTCCCTAATGCAAAAGAAAGAGGATAACGATGCTATATTGGTATCTAATGATGATCATGTATTGGACGGCCATCATAGGTGGCTGGCAGACCATAACCGTTCCAGAGGACGCACAACTAGCAACGCTCATGTTGTAGACCTTCCTATTCTGGATCTTTTGAGTTTGTCAAAACAATATGTTTCCACACTTAGCGAGGACACAACTAGGAAAGAGTTTGTGCCATTGGTCAAGTCTTTCCTTGAGTTTGCTTGTAGTAAACTAGGCATCCAGAACACACCAAAACTCAAGTTCCAACCAGACGGTGATCGTAGTTTTGGTGGATATGTTCCATCGGATAATAGCATTGTATTGGTGTCAAAGAACAGACACCCTATGGATATTTTCAGAACCCTGGCACATGAACTGGTCCACCACAAACAAAACGAAGATGGTAGAATCGGTGACGTTGCAACATCTGGTGCCACTGGTTCAGATATTGAAAACGAAGCTAACGCAGAAGCAGGAAAATTAATGCGTTGGTGGGCCAAAGAAAACCCACATCATTTCAAAATGTCTTCCCTTGTAGAACACACCGCAATCTTTGTGGTTGGTGGTCCATGCTCAGGTAAAGACAAACTAATCAAACAATTAAATGAAGAATATGGTCTTAAGGAACTCGATGCTCAATACATCTTGAGTGGTAAACCTATTCTTTCTGAGCAGATCATAGTAAATGGATCAGCTGAGAATTTGGAAGATATTGTCAGAATCAATGACATACTCAAAGAAAACAATTATCATACCTCAATGATTTACGTCAATACCACCAATGAAATTTCCAAGTTGAGAAACGAGGAAAGAGAAAAACGTGGTCAGAGAGTGATGAACGAAAGTATCCGCTTTTCCAAATTTATGTCTGCTCAAAATAACATAGAGAAATTCAAGACATTATTCGGAGAAAATATGACAAAGATCAACAACTCAAAAGAAATCAATAAGGATTTTGAGAAACTATTGCAGGAAAACAACTCAAAACCAAAAGACAGAGAATGGGGAACCAAATCGCTTACCAAGATATATTCTAAAGAGACACCTGGATCAACCCAAGCAAGTCTGAAAAAGATGATTGCAAAGCGCGAAACCTTAAACTATACAGATACCAATCCTGGTGACGTGGGTAGTGGTATTGGTCCAACCTATGGTCAGAAATCAGTAGGATTCAGTGGTCTTGCTGAATGGGCATCCAACCCAGAGACCATTGCGAAGTTTGAGAAGCGCTATGGCAACAATGCACAGCAGAAATTGGATGAGGTGGTTGCTCAACTATCAGAAGCAACAACCAAGATCAGCAAACCCAAGTCTTTTTCTAGCATTAGGGAGTCATTTGATAAGGGATTGCTAGATCGCAGGGGTACTGTACCAGATCAAGGACCAGGAAATAGTGATAGTATTGGTGAAGACAGACCTCCCAAGAAATCCAAATGGTATAAACCAAAAGCAAAAAAACAATAAATAAACAACCATGTAATCTCGAAGGATATAACCAAATGTTCAAAAAGAATGATCCACTTGTAGAAGTATCAAAGAAAATAATGCAGGAAAACGAAACCAGAAGACAAGTGGTACTTTTGGTTAATGAATCCTTGGGAATAGAAGACAAAAAGGTTCTACCAAGAGAACTTTTTGCAGAATACGATACTATCCTGGCAGAAGCACAATCAGTTGCTTTGAAGGAAGGTATTGATAGGGTCCAGTTGGATGAAGTTTCTCTAAAGAAAGCAATTGCTGCTTACAGAAGTTCTTCCGAAGGAGAGCATTGGAATAGAAATGATTATGAAGGAAATGATAAAGCAGCAAACGCATATCGCAAGCAGAAGAATAAGTTTAAGTCATACATCCATAAAAAGGGTGGTGATAAAGCAGTTGGTGATGCTGAAAAAGGTGCGAAACAGGATATAGAAGGTAAGAAATATAGTAGCTATAGTAATGATACAATTTCAGCGCGCAAAGACGTTCTTGATAAAGAAAAAAAGAGTGGTCGTTGGGGAGTATTTTCAAAAGGACCAAAGAAAGGTCATTTGAAGCAAGCTGGTGAACATAAGAGATATATGAAAGTAACCCATGACAGTGTTATGAAAGATGCCAAGAAAAAGGTAAATCTTCCCGAATCCGAACAGTTGGATGAAGTGACAATCAAAGCTATTGTTAAGAAGATTGCAAATGAATTACCTTCAAGAAAGAAAAAAATTGAAGACCTAAACCGTCGTGCTATGCAGAAACCTACAGTCAAAGGTTGGGCAAATGCACAGAAGCGTGTCAATGCAGCTGTGAACGAGGAACAGTTGGATGAAGAATTTAAGCATGTCAAGGTAGCAAAAAAAGGTGATGTAGAAAAAGCATATAGACTTGATCGTGGTGACAGAAGAATTGATATTAGAAAACATAAAGATGGTAGTTGGGTAGCAGATTCTAACTTTGGTCATACCGAATCTGATGGTAATGATTATCACAGCTCTGAAAAAGACGTTAAGAGAGTTTCTACACCAGCCAGACGTGCAATTAAATCTGTAATGAAAGGCGCTAGGGATCAAAGAGATGCTATTAAAGACGAATTGGATGAATCTGTAAGAACACCTCTACCAAAGGTTTACAAGAAAAAAGCAATAAAGGAAGATACCTCAATTGAAGCAATCAATGAGGAAATCTATGATAATCTCCTAGCAAATCTAATTGAAGCATATCAGTCTAGTGAAGATGCTTTCAATGACATGGTTGATTCTCTTACTGAGGAACAATTGCAAATCTTGGGTTTTACGGAGGGGATTCAGTAAGTCCTGAGTCCCCCGACCAATTGAATGAAATGGGAGTTAGACCAACTGGTGGTTCGACAATGGGAAGACCAGTGCCAAAACAAGCTGCTCAAAGTCCTGTGGCAATTGGTCCAGGAACTGCACCTACTGCACAAAGAACAGCAAGAGAAGCAGCAGCGAAGGTACTTCAGGGTTCAGGTAACAATCCTCAGAATGCACCATATAGAAATGTAGCACCAAGACCTACTCAGTCAATGGATAATTATGTAAGACAAGATGCTAAGATTCCTATTAAACCTTTGGGACCAAATGCAAAAGTTTCTGATCCAGGACCAAATGCAAAGGCCTCTCTAGGTAAAGGTTATGATGTGAATGCACGTACCCAAAATTTACCTGTTCAAGGTCGTAATCAAAGTATGTTAGTGAAAGGTGTAAAACCTTTGGATACAAACAAAAAGGTAACACCTTCTACTAGTACTGTCACACCAATGATTACAAGAAAACCTGCTCAGCAGGAACCAGTGCAGACTTCTACACAACCAACTGCTACAAATAATGCACCTGCACCAAAAGCCAGACCAGCACCAGTGTTAGGTAGTGGTGCTAATCTTCCTGGTTCAACGACAGGTGGTGGAACACCAGAAAGTGCATTCGTAAACAAGAAAACAGGAATTGGTTATAGAGCTTCACAACAAGGTCTACCAGGTGGTCCTTCAGGTCAAACACCAGAAAGATCAACTGGTAATGATACAGCAGCAGGCAGCTCTGGAAATGATAAAATTTCTAAGGCACCAACACCTGCCGCAGTGAAACCGCGTCCTAGACCACAAGCAAGACCTGCGGCACCAGCAAAAGAAACAACAGGTGACATTATGAACAGAATGTGGGTGAAGGAATCATTTGAAAGTTTCCTGAGAAACAACTTTCTTAAGGGTTAGATATGGAACACTCAAAACTAATACAAACTATCAAGAAGGTGAGTCTTAATAGACTAAACGAAAACTATAAGGTTACCAAGAAAAAGAAAAAGTTAGTCAGAAAAAATGACCAGAGTGATATTATACTCAACCCAGTTATTGACAGCTTTTCGGCAAATAGATAAATATTCAAACAAAATCTTAAAGGAGAATCAAATATGCTTTGGGGAAATATAGATACTGCATCTGGTAACCAGAAGCCTGTATTTGCTAATACCACAAATGTCACATCGAGTTCAACAATTCATGGCGAAGCTGCTAATAGAAATACCTACTACGGTCAGGTATATGGTGTTTCTGCTACAGAAGCAGCAAACAATACTGGACATGGAAAGAAAGTTGTCCATGCTGGTTGGGTAAGCCAGAAGATTGGAACAGGACCTATCAAGTCAATTGGTTGGTCTGGTGGTACAGGGTATAACGCAGCAGGTTACTTGAGATTCACAGATGGAAGTGTATTGGGTAATGGAACTGGAGCAAATGCTTCATTCACCATTGCTAATACATTAAACACAATGCAATCATACTCAACAAATGCTTCATGGAACGTAATTAATAGCATCACCGTTAATGATGGTGGTTCACTATTCTCAAATTCAACATCTATTCTAGTTGAAGGTCCGAAAGCTATTACCAATGCAACATTTACAGTTGTTCTTGGTGGTAGAGGTGATCGCACAAACTATGAAACATTGGTAGCAATGGGTTCAATGGTTGGTGACGACGATAATGACAACGTATTCTTTCCAGGAACATAATAATGGTTAAATCGTTCAAGACTTTTCTAGATGAAGAAGTTGTATTGGCAGCTACAGTAAAGAGATTTTTGGTTGATATTGATAATCCAGCAGTTAGGGATCATATCAACCAAACTCTTGCCAATGAATTAAGTGCATCATTGACACCATACAACGCATTAACTAAGGCAAGAAAAGTCTTGGCAAACTATCATATCAACGTTGGTGCCACACCTTTCATGGAAGGTAGCAGTGGTGAACGTTCTTGGGTATTGAAACAGTTTGGTGAAATATCTGGAATGAATGATCAAGGTGAGGTTGTAACAAAGGATCCTAGTCCTTATACAATCGTATTTACCTGGAATACAGTTTCTGGTTGGTGTATTGCAAAGTGCAGAATTGTATCACCAGAAGAATTGAGTGAAGGTATATTATCTGGTTTGAAACATGCTACTGGTGCAAAGACCAAGTGGGGTGGAGCTATTGCATCCGCTGCAACTATCGCAGCAACCGCTGGTGCAGGAGCAGCAGTATGGCCAGCTCATCCAATAGTTGGTGCAGGAATAGCAGGAGCATATGCATTGAGAAAGATTATACAAAGAGCACGAGCAAAGAAACCAGATTTGGTTGAAGCACGTCTAACACCAGCTGAACGCAGAACAATCCTAGATGCAAGACGTATGGAAGCATCCATGCAGGGTCGCAAAGTGAAAATGCCAAGACCAAAACCAATGAGTAAGAAAGACGCAGAAAAGGTATTACAGGATGCAAAGAAAACTCATTTCAATATGGCAAGCAATATCAGAAGACTTCCAAAAGAAGCAAAGAAAGAAACCACTATCAATCACAGACCCGTGATGACAGTTGCACCAAGACCTATTGATCTTGGAAAGCATGAATACAAACTAGTCAAACCAACACCCACCAAAAGATATATGCCTGAACCAGATGTTAAGAGTGAATTTGATAAACATATTGATTCCTATAATAAGACTGGTAAGAAGGCCTACCTAGCAGCTGCAGAGCGAGCAGCTCAGGCTCACTATGCTTCCAATTATCCAGAATATCCAGAAGAAGCTCAGAAGAAACTTAATGATAGAATGCATGTTTTGGGAACAATTAGACAATCAAATCCAAGTCTCCTCGGAAGAATCAAGAAACTCTTTAGGGAATAGTTAATGAATGTTTGATGATTTGACAGATGATAACTTTATGATATATGCCCTGAAATGCTACTCAACTCCAAATTGCATAATCTCAGAGTTCAATGAAGACTTCAATAGGATAAAGTATATCAAGAGATTATTCAGGAAATATAAAGATACTGGAGACTTGAAGGAAAGATTAATACTGAATCACATCATAGTCCTAGGTAATGTTTTTGGTCCAGAAGCAGTATCTAGGATACTTTTTTATAAGATAGATGAGGAAGACTATCCATTACTCAAATCATTCCTAACCTATCTTAACTTAATGCCTAAGCTGATTAGAGGAATACGAGGTAAGGATTACTTGAATTCTTCTCTTACAATGGATTTCTTTGTAGCTAAGCGTCTTAGAGCTATCTAAAGCTTCCAGCTAAGGTATCATTATTTACTGGGACATAGCTTATATAACACTTGTCAAGCCCTTTGTCAAGCGAAAAGAGAAGAAAATGAGAAAAAAGTTTGTACTTAAAGAAACCCCATTTGAAATGGCTTTTTATCATAAGGACGAAAACTCACTTCATAGTAGCAAGGAAGATTACCGAAAAGGTAAGACTTCTAAGAGACTTGAAAGTAAAAATTTTGGTGAGTTCAAGGAAATTGGATCAACTCCCACCCATAAGATTTATAGGAAAATAATAAAACATAATCGTGGTACACACTCAGCTAGTTTTTTGGCAATGCATAAAGAGACTGGTGAACCTCATGTTTCTGTTTCTGGAAAGTATGATACTAAGAAAAAGAAATTAACAGTTAATCATCTTGCTGGCCATCCAAATAATACATTAAAGGCGCATGACTTCTACCATCACCTATTACTTGCTGGTCACGTAAAAAAACTAGTATCAGATAATACTCAATCTCCAGGTGCAAAGAAAGTGTGGCATAGACTGTCACAAAAACCTCATGTCAGTATGACAACTACTGATGGTAGAAAAGTTAACCCAAAAGACAGTATTGAAAAATTTGATCAAAAACATTATACTAGTGGCGCCAAAGAAAGAGAAATAGGTAAAAATATAACTGATCGGAATGAAAAAAGTAAAATACGTAAGAAAGAATATGCTAAAGCTAGGCGCAGATTTGTAGCAAAATCAACTCTTGAGGAAGAAGCACCAACCAATAGTGTTGCAGGTGGTGGAGTTCCTAGTCTAACAGATGGTTCAGTTGTACCACCAAAGGCAAGAGCATCATGGAAAGCTGCCAATGCAAAAGGCCAAGGTATCCTAAGACGCAAGATTGAAAGTCTTCCTTTAAGAGAGGGAACTTTTGCTGGAATGAAAACCTTTATTGTTCCTTCCCATGTGGTAGAAAATTGTAAATACCACAAGATTAAACATAAGCATTGGACTAAATACCTTGGGGAAGATGCAATAGGTGTCGCTATAAGAGAATTCGCAAATTCACATCCTGACGAAGCTATTATCCTAGAAGACGAAAGAACTGGGACAATGGTCTTCTGTAGGTACGGGAAGAAATAAATACCCTCCACATCAGTTAAAACTGATTGACGATACAATGTTATTGTGATATATCATGGTAACATAGGGAAATAACATGTCAAACAGAAACGTTGGTAATGACCAATCAAACCAGAGTTATGGTGGCATCGACATTAGAAATATCAGTGTTCCACTATTAACTAACATTTCTGTGATAACTTTTTTCTGCTGGTTGATTATAGGTGCTTTTGATGAAAAAGATAAGATTACTGATGATTTCAGAAAAGAGTTAAAAGAAACTACTCAGAAATTTGACTCTGACCTTAAGATGATTAAGGATCAGAATGAAAGACTATTGGAAAATTTCTGGACAAAGAAAGATCAGTTAATTTGGTGCTATGAGATACAAAAGAAGAATCAGGGATTCGTCTGCCCTGATTATAACTTCCTAAAGCAACAAGGTCTTTTAGGAACATATGAACAACAAAATCATTCAGGTTTTTTTACTACACCTAAAGAGAATATGGGAAACAAATAAGACTTGACCTCTAGATGATTTTGATGTATTATGACTGATTGATGAAACTGGATATATTGTCATGGCGCTT